TTGTTCTTATTTTTTCAGCGAGCGGAGCGAGCTGTTAATAATTTAACAAACACCTCTTCACATATCACATTTTCACATCGTCCGTTGGGTATTCTTTTAGCGAGCGAGCGGAGCGAGCGAGCGGTTCGTATTTGCGTCGTATCGTTTTTGTCATCGTCTCTTCCTGCGAGCGAGCGGAGCGAGCGAGCAGCCCTGACCCGCAGAGACGGGCATGCGAAGCCGGGCAGAAAAGGGGCGAGCCCGAGCGGAGCGAGGGCGAGCAGGCGAACCAGAAAAACGGGCATAAAAAAAGACCCCCTGTCGGGGGTCTGTTGGCGATGTCTACCACTGCAGGCGGTGTCTCTTCTCCTCAGCTTGCGACTCAAACAGAATGCGGAGCTCCTCATTCTCCTGATAATAGTTTGTGCCGTCGTACTCTCTCTCAGGCATACGAGAATCAGTGACAGAGTACTGACGGAATAAACATTCCTCATCGGTAAAGCCTCTGCCTACTGTGTAATGACGGAAGAGCATGTAAGATTCATGCTCTTTCACTGCCTGTTCCCTTTCTACAGGGCTATCGATAATCGGGATTCTGTAACTTTTCATGCTGTCCACCACCTTTACAGATAAATTTCATTAATGTAGTAGCGGTGGCGATACGGGCCCGCTTTCTTGGTGTCCGTGTGCCATACTTTGCAAGTCTTACCCGTCACGAATTCCATCAGGCTTTTGCTGTCCTCTTCCGTGCCTGTCCAGCCTGCGTCTACAGCAGGAGCGATTAAACCGTCATAGATGAAATCAGCACGCAATGACCACTTGAACATGATTTCATCGGTCTCCCCTTTGAAATCGTAGAAAATGTACTCTGTGTCGTTCCGATTAACAGTGCGAGTAGTAACACTAGTAATAACAACATTGTTTGCCCCTTCCGGGATGATTCCGAATCTCTTTGCCATGATTTTTCTCCTTCCAATGATAAAATAATGTGGGTGTGTGCGTATCCCAAAATCCTTAATCGGTCGCAAATGCGTAACTCTGTCAAGGCTATGGCATGGTATTCAGTTGGTAAGGGTCTCACCCCCTCGGGGGTCGCTCCGCTCCCCCCTCGAAGGGCTGCCCAACGGGCACCACAGATTCATCCATTTGTCAACAACAGAGTTTCTTATGAATAAGCTTAATCAACCAAATGCCTGGATCAGTGAAGTAGATATATGATGACCAAGTAGCATTCGTTTACCTCGCCCGAGAGGCTTCAGCCTCCGGGGAATCTGATTATACAGTTGTCGTCATATGGAGGAAATTTTGTAATAAAACTATCTAAACTCCTGAGGAACGAAGGATTTATGATAGTTTTATACAAATTGACGGAATATGCGGCAACTGTAGAATCAGACGAGGTGAACGCATGATGCTTGGTTAGCATATATTACTTCTCTGATTCTGGCATTTGGTTGATTAAGTGTTTCAGAAGAAACTCTGTTGTTTACAAATGGTTGAATCTGTGGTGGGCTCGCCCAGCCCTTCGAGGGGGGAGCGGAGCGACCCCCGAGGGGACACATTTTCTCACAATTAAAGGGTGGTATCACAACGGGTGATTACGATTCTTCACAATGACACTCATTGAAAATGACTAGTCAGGGGTGGGTGGGCTCTCCCCATGGGAGGAATTATAGGTACTTGCTTCCTTCCCCTACGGGAGGGCTTATTTTATTCTTCCTTTATTGTTACACGTCCACAAACACACTATGGGGTTACTCCAACAACTCTCATACAACTCTCCCACAACTCTCCCACAACTCTAACGCAAACCAACACACATCTAACACACAAACGCATTAACTTAACGCACCTAACACACAAACCAAAAGAAATTAGGCATTCAATTCCCTTTGAATAAAGTTACTCCCCACCCCTAAAAGTTAGGTACTTAAATAGAATGCTTTTCCGGCTTTGAAGTTATACATATTCGTTGACATTTTTGGACAAAAATGTTATAATATATATGGAATTTCATATACCTGCTTAATAGTTTGTTTCTGCGGTTAGTTAGGGGTGATCGCTCTTACACGTCCACTACGAGTTTCAGAAAACGAATATCCTCCGTATAAATATTGTGTTTTTTGTATTATTTTTATTATTTCTTAGGTGGATCGCCCCTCGCTAATTCGTAAGAAAGGAGAAAGTTTTGAAAGCATTAATTGTACTTTTATCGGTTTTAATTTGTTTAGAAATCTATGACCGATTAAAACGTATTTTAACACCAATGTTTGGCGGTCTTTCCTTTTGGTTTGCCAATCGTAAGGCGGATGAGCCTGAGGTTGAGACTCCAGAAGAAGAATTTATTGCCGGTAGTCATGATGTTGAAGCGTTTAGAGAACGCATAAAACTTATGCGGGATGAAAATGGTTTATATGATGTTCCTGAATTTAAACCAGTGACGGACTTTACTGGTGTTGAAATCATTACTCCTTCCGCTGAAATGGCGGTAGAGAATAGGATTGGAAGGTGATAGAGTGTCTGAAAACCAGTTACAGCCTGTAGAACAAGAGTCTCTCTTTTCTGGTTTGCCGATTGAACTGGTTGATAGCCTTACTCCTGCAAAGACTAGGATGATAATGCTTTATCTTACTGGTCAATATACTCAAAAGAAAATTGCTCAAATCGTTGGTGTTTCCAGTAACACCATTGCTGCTTGGTTGATGGATGAAAGTGTTCAATACATTATTAAAGAGATTCAGGCAAGAGAATTCGTAAAAATCAATAGTGATTTGAATGCTTTGAAACATAAAGCTATTGAAACTCTTACTGCATTACTTGATAGTGATATGGATACGGTACGTTATCAGGCTGCAAAAGATATACTGGATAGAGGTGGTCACAAGGCTGAACAGTCTATTAAGGTCAATAAGACCGTCACCACTAGAGAAGAGCAACTTGCTAGTCTCATGAATTCTACTATATCAGATGATGAAGTAATTGATATAGATGATTATGATATAAGTGATGACAGTGGCTGATACTCAAGACAAACCAAAGATGACACGGGCAGAACTATTTGAGTATAAAATGAAGAATGACAGGATCTGGTTTATGAAAAATATGCTGAAAATCCGTAATAAGGACAGCAAATTAGTAAACTTCGTTCCTAATTCTGCACAGTTAAAATTCAATAAGATTATTGATGAAGATACAAAGAATGGCAAACCAAAAAGATATATTATCTTAAAAGCGAGACAGCTTGGAATGTCTACATTCACCGAAGGGTATATTTATCATGATACTTCCACTCGGGAGTATGTAAATAGCCTTATCATCGCTCATGAAGAGAAGGCTACGATGAATTTATTCAGTATGTCAAAACTTTTTTATGATGAAAGCCCCATGGTGATACGACCGTTGAAGAAATATTCCAACGGTAAAGAATTAGTGTTTGAAAATCCAACCACTAATGATGAAGAAAAAATGTTGAATCCCGGACTGAGAAGTAAAATTACTATTGCTACTGCCGGTACTTCTGATACTGGTCGTTCGGGAACCTACCATAATATACACGTTTCTGAAATCGCATTCTTCCCAAACCCTAAAAATACAATGACTGCGCTCATGCAGTGCGTACCTAATTCACCAAATACTTTCGTTTGTTTAGAAAGTACTGCAAATGGGGTTGGCGGTTATTTCTATGATATGTGGAATGACGCTGTTGAGGGTAAGAATGACTTCACTCCTATATTTTTTCCTTGGTTTGAAACAGATGAATATTCTATGAATTTTCCTGACGAGGAGACAAAACAGGCTTTTATTGAAGAAATTGAGTCTATGCTGCCTACTTCTGATGGAAAAATGGTTCATACAGATGAATGGTTCTTAAAAGAACAATTTAATCTGACTTATGAACAGCTTTATTGGAGAAAATGGTGTATTGCTAATAACTGTGGTGGAGATTTGGATATGTTTAAACAGGAATATCCCTCCACACCAGAAGAAGCATTCGTTGCTTCTGGCAGACCTAGATTTGACCTTAAGGCGGTCAAAGAGTATGAAATGAACTGTCAATTGCCAAAATACACTGGTGAGTTGATTAAATCGGGAAAAGAATTCAAGTTTTTTGAACATGAAAAAGGAAATTTGAAGATTTGGTTTATGCCCGAACCAAACAAATCATATTGTGTTGGCGTGGACGTAGCTGAAGGTTTAGAAACTGGTGACTATAGCGTTGCTACAGTGATGGATGATGAATTGACTGTCGTTGCTAAATGGCGAGGTCATATGGATCCTGATTTGTTTGGAGATGAGTTGATTAAGTTATGTAATTTCTATAATGAAGCTTATCTTGCAGTAGAAAATAACAATCATGGTCTTACTACACTAAAATCTGTGGCAAACCAAGAATATTATAACCTATTTTATACCAAGAGTTATGACCGGTTTAACGATACTATTAGTAAGAAATTAGGCTGGTCTACAAACCGAAGAACAAAGCCATTAGCTATTGATAGATTGGCTGAGTATATTCGGGAAAAATACATTGGTATGTGGGATATAGATATTGTGCAAGAGTTATATTCCTATGTAATTGATGAAAAAGGAGCAACAAATGCACAAGAAGGCAAACACGATGACTGTGTTATGTCTTTGGCAATTACTCTTCAGGCTTTTTTAGAAGGCAAAAACGAAGATTATATGCCAGAAATAAGTCGTGATGAAGTAAGAAAAATCGTTGAAAAGAATTTCGATGTTCCTGAAATCATAGACGAGCTTTTCGAGAGTGAGGATGAAAATGTCGAATACTCAATCTAAAAAGAATAAGGAATTAAAGGAAATTCCCGAAAAGGATAAGAAACTAGCATCTGAGGTCTATAGAAAGTTCAAAGATGCTATGGTTGCTAAATCCAGTTATACAGATAGGTGGATGAAGTACTTAAATGCTTGGGATGGTTCTTTATTTGAAAAGAAATATGTTCCATCTTATAAGACAAACCATGTAAGTAATTTTATCTACTCTACTATTGAGAGTATGAGACCTGTTCTGTTTGACAACTTTCCTAAGTTTGAAGCTATCCCGATGACTAAAGAAGCAATGCCGTATTGTACGGATATTAATGATATTCTTGATTGGGAATGGCATCGAACCAATATGCAGGAGATTTGTCTTGCAAACAGTATTTATACTTTCGCATTAGGTACTTCTGTTATTATGCTGACTTATGAGTATGATAAGAAACCTAATGGTAATACAGATGGAGATGTGAAACCTATTCCTGTTTCTCCCTTCAATCTTTATCCTGATCCGCTTGCAACTTCTGTTGAAGATGCTGAATATATCATCTTTGCGGATTATAAACACGTTAATCAGTTGAAGAAACAATTCCCTAAACACGCTGATTATTTACAAGGCGGTGATATTAATTATTCAGAATTGGTTAATGATAGAGATGATAATGCACGGCTCGATAATCAAGTACTTGTGCTTGAGATGTGGTGTCGGGATTATAGTACTATTAATAGTGATGATGGCAATAAGAAGATGAAATACCCGAAAGGTAGAGTAATCACTGTTGCACCTGAATTGGATTTAGTACTTGAGGATAAAGAAAATCCTTATAATACTGGAAGATTTCCGTTCTTCTTATTTAAGGATATTGATGTTCCGTTCCAGTTTTGGGGCGAAGGAGAAGTTAAATGGTTGCTTTCTCCACAGAATCAAGTAAATGATTTGTATAACCAAATCATTGATAATGCTAAACATACTGCAAATATGCAGTGGGTTATTGATAAGAATTCTGGTATTCCTAAAGGTGAATTGACGAATAGACCTGGTCTTATTATTAGAAAGAACCCTGGTTCTGAAGTTAGAAGGGATAGTCCTCCGTCAATGCCTATGTATGTTTCTGAAATGGTTGAACGTCTTAAGAATGATGTTGAAGTTATTTCAGGTGTACATGATGTAACCAGAGGACAAACACCGTCAGGTATCCAGTCCGCTTCTGCAATCATTGCTTTGCAGGAAGCAGCGCAAATCAGAATTAGATTAAAGATTACTCTCCATCATAACGCTCTTGGTTTGTTAGGAACTGAGTGGTTTGAGAGAGTAAAACAATTCTGGAAATTTAATAGAGTTATTCCTAAAAAGGTTGAAGAATCTAAGAAATTACCGCAGATGCAGTTGAATGGTGCTGAAATGCAACCTGTAGATCCGATGCAGGAAATGATGATGAATGGTCAACCTGTAGGAATGAATAGCCCTACTCCTCCGGGTAGTGGCTATAAAATGATTGACATCAATCCTGATGAACAGCTTAAACAGGATTATATTATTAAAATTATTGGTAGTAATTCTCCGAACCAGTCAAGAGCATCCATGTTAGACCAGTTAACAAGACTGGCACAGACTCCTGCTGAAGACGGAATGCCAATGGTACCTAGAGAAGCTGTTTTAGATTACATTCCTAATGTTAATAAAGAACTTATCATGCAGTACTTCCAGAAATTGAAGGAAGAAAGAATGGCTCAGCAAGAACAACAGGGTGTAAACAATCAGGCTATGATGCAGATACAACAACTTGGTCAGCAAATTCAAGAGATTGGACAAATCGTTCAACAACTCTCACAACGAGCAGACCAAGAAGACCAACGTGCTCATGAAGATGATATTCGGGGACAAGGTTATCAAGAAGGCATTAATGAATATAAATTAATGCAGAATCAGATGGAAAAGAATGCTGATTTACCACCCGAAATCTGGCAACAAATCGCTGATATGGATGATGAAGCTTTAGAAATGTTAATGGCTAAACATCCAGAAGTAGTTGACCAAATCATGAGAGGCGATGGACAATTATAAGTTACTGTTTTGGAACAACCCGATAGGGACTCCAAGGAGGAATTATGAATTTAGAAGGTTATGAAGGTACCGCAATTGATGTTGAAACATTCAACCAAGTAGACGATGAGACTACAGTTGAACCTATGGAAGGTGCCGACCAGTCAGAAGCAGTTGAAACTGACGAACCACAAGAGGATGTGGGAACTGCAGAAGAAGTAGAAGAAGTTTCTACTTATGATATTCCCGGTGTTGGTAATGTAAGTGCTGATGAAGTAAGAGAGTGGAAGAATGGATGGTTAAGACAATCCGATTACACAAGAAAAACCCAGCAATTAGCCAGCGAAAGGGAACGGCTGAGAGATGCCGAAACGTTATTTAATTATATTAGTGAACACCCTGAATTGATTGACACCATTAGGCAAACTCCTGTTGGTAACAATCCCGCAATTGATAATGCAAGTCCAGATCGGCAAATGCTTAGAGAAGTCTTGTATAATCAGAAATCCCTTGAAACTGATTTGAAATTAAACCAGTTGCGTCAGCAATATGGTGATATTGATGAAGTCGCAATTCTCAATAAAGCCGCTGAATTAAGAACTGAAGATTTAGATTTTGTTTATAAAGGATTGATTTCTGAACAAAGAGTTGATGTGGATGAAATCAGGAGACAGGCGATTGAAGAAGCGAAAGAACAATTGAGAAATGAATTAGAAGCTGATAAAAACAGCGTAGGAAATACAACCGTTTCTTCTAAACAATCTGCTCCTGTACAAAAGACTGTGTTAACTCCAGAGCAAAAAAGAGTTGCTCATGGTATGGGATTAAGTGAGGAGGAATACGCTAAGTGGTTATAATTCAGGCATTATGAGGTGAAAAATATGCCGACTCCTGTACAACCTACCACTCAAAATACCCATATTAGTTCTAATTTTGGTAAGCTGTTAGAACCGGGTTTAAGAAAAATTTTCTTTGAAACTTATGCTGAACTCCCTGAAGAGTTCTCTAAAATCTATCACGTAAATAAATCTACAAAGGCTAAGGAAACCGACTATGGTCTCGGTGCTTTCGGTGACTGGGTACAAAGAGAATCTGGTCTCGATACTGTTGCATATGATACTCTGTCTGCTGGTCAGGAAAGAACTTATACCCATAAGGCTTTCACTAAGGGCTTCATGATTGAAAGAGAATTATATGATGATGAGCAGTATCGTCAAATCAACAAATTCCCTGCAGCTATGGCTAGAGCAGGTAGACAGTTTGTTGAAAAGCAGGCTGCTTCCTTACTGAATACTGGTTTTACTACTAACATTTATGATGGTAAGAAGTTATTTGCAGCTGACCATCCGCTGGTTGATTCCAATGCAACTGGTTGCAATCTTACTACTGGTGCTTTAACTGATACCAACCTGAAGGATGCAATGCAGATGATGAGAGAACAGGTAGACGAAGCTGGTAATCTGATTCAGGCTAAGGCTACAACTCTTGTTGTACCGCCGGCACTGGAACATACTGCTAAAGCTATTCTCCACTCTACTCAGTTAGCTGGTTCTGTACTGAATGACGTTAACACCATTAAGGGAAGTCTGGATCTGATTGTTTATGATTTCCTCGGTGAAAATGTTGGTGGTTCCGATACTGCATGGTTCCTGTTAGATAAGAATCTGCATGAACTGAACTTCTTCTGGAGAATCAAACCTGAATTTAAGCATGATGAAGATTTCGATACCTTCGTTGCTAAATACAGAGGTTACATGAGATTCAGTTTCGGTGTATCCGACTGGAGAGGTATTGTAGGCTCCACTGGTGAGTAATTAGTTATTGTAATTTAATAGGGGTGCATTCCGCACCCCTCTATTTATAAGAGGTGAATTGTATGTATAAACTGATTGATAGTTATGACGATGCTTTTATTGCTCGTACCTCTCAAGATCCTACAGATTTTACTTCTGCTTTTACCGCTCAAACCTCGTCTGATGATATTTTTATTCAAGGTTTAGTTGCGCAGTTAGAAGTAGAAGCGCCTGCAAATCCTGCTAATCCTGCAGAGTAAATAAGAGGTGGTTAGATGACACTGAATGATTTAATTAAAATGACGAGAACGTACACAAGAGATAATAACTCTTACGTTTTCACAGAAGCTAACATTAAGATGTTCATCAACCAAGCAATAGACAGAATCAGGCAATATAAAGTTTTCGGTGATATGCCTTACCTGACTACAAAGACAGACCAAGTAACATTTCTCCCTGAACAATACCAATACCTTTTAGCTCTTTTTGCAGCGCATAGATGTTATGACACTGATGAAAGATTTTATGAAGGTATTGAAAAGAGAAATGAATTTGAACAGGTCTTTTCTGATTTGATTAATGAAATCGAAGCAGGAAATGTAACTATTTCTAATGGTGAAGGCGAAGAAATATCTGATGACAGTATGCCTAATTATATTGAATACGTTAAAAACGAATACTTTGGATTCCCTTATTGGGATGATAGATTTAAGGTGACGACATGATAACTCCGTTTATTAGAAGTGCATATAGACAAGGTTCTAAAGCATGGAAAAATGAAAATGTAATAAATATCGAGAACTTCGGTGGCGGAATGAATAATGTTGAAGCCGATAACGTCATCAATGATAATGAAGGTTCTGATACTAAAAATATGAGATTCGTTTCCAGTACACTCATGGAAAAACGTCATGGGTGTACTGTAAATGAAGACTATAATCAGCTTAACGGCAAGATTGTATGGGTTGATGAATACAAACCAATGGTAGGCGAATCTCATTTATTACGGGCAACTGAAACTGAAGTCTATGTTGATAATACAAAAATTTGTGATGTTGAAGGAAGAATCAGAGGTGTAAATTTCTATGGTAAGTATTATTTTGTAGACGGTCATTCGTTAAGATATTATGACGGGACTAGAGCCTATAAAATCATTACAGAACCTGTTGGTTATCTCAGTCAGAGATATAGTCACAGTGGCGGTACTACTGGTACAATGACTTTTAATTCTATTCCTGTGATGGTTGAGACTGGAGACCCGATCTTTATTCTTTCTTCTTCTACACATCCCGGTGCTGATGGTAATCTCTTTGGTTCGGTAACGAGTGTTAATAGAACAAATAATACTGTAGACATCACCTTTAATGAAAGTTTATCTGCTTTTTATTTAGATGAAGGTGCTTCGGTATTTTTCTACACACCAAAGCCTGTTGATGCTTATCAAGGCGAATCAATAAACGAAGAGATTGATGGTGTGTGGTATACATGGTATCAACCTTGCATCAATCAATTGGCAGATACTCAGGCAGGAGCTAGTTATATTCCTACTTCTCCCAATGTAATCGTTTCTCATAAAGACAGATTATTTATTTCAGGAGATGATGAACAACCGCATGGTGTATTTATGTCTCATGCATCTTCTGAATACTATTTTCCGTCTTGGCATAGTGTTAGCGTTACTCCTAATGGTGATAAGATTATTGATATGTTTGTATTTGATACGGCACTTATCATCGGCAGAAACGAAGACATGTATGCGCTTTATGGAGATTCGGTTTATGACAATATTGGAGAATCATTCTATCTGAAAAAGATGGACGTATCTACTGGTTTGATGTGTGCTGACTGTGGAGCATTGATTAATAACTACTATATCTTCTTAGGTTATGATGGAAGATTTTATAAACTCAATACTCCAACCACATTAGTTGAATATCTTGTAACCAAACCACTGCCAAGAAAAATAGACATCTATCAGGAGCCTTTTAATATAGATAGTAAAGAAAGATTGAATCTTTCTACTGTTGCATTCTATAACCAAGTCCTCTTTAACATTGCTGATGATTTAATCATTGTTTATAGTTATGACAATATGGGCTGGACTTACTATACAGGAATGAAAAGCGTTTCCTTATACACTGACGGAATCAATTTTCTTATTGGTTCAACAGAAGGTAAAATCCTGAACTATGAATATCTGACAGATGTATATAATGATTGTGGCGAACCAATAGAATGTCTGTTTGCTAGTAAAAGGTTTGACCTTAAAGATCCTGCTAGTTATAAATACTTCAAAGCGTTTATGCTTACTTCTCATGCTTGGGATGGGATTATTTCTTCGATTAGTGTTAAGTTTGAATCTGATTATTTTGACATGCATTTTGATACACCGCCTGTTTATAATTCTACTACTACAATGTTTGGTGGCAATACAAGAAATCCTGAAACTTCTATTCCGGGAGAGAATCCAATGAAATATCCTGCAAGTTATTGGGAGATCGATAGATTTAATAATAGAAATTTATATAAATCAAGATGGACTAATCTCGATATTCGTTCCAGAACACTTAAGGTTTATTTCTCTAATATAAATCTGGACGAAACAATGAGAGTTTATGGTTATAGCATTCTGTTAACACAGAGAGATGTGAGGTGATGGTATGCCGGATAGATTTTCTTATCTTGACGTTGAATACGATGATAAAGAGTGGGGAAATATAATTGACCCTACAGAATGGAATGCCAACTTCATCAAAATCGAACAAGTATTTAATGCATTGGTTGCTGAATTAAATAGTGGAATCATGACTGACGAAGATAAGCAGGTATTTACTGCAGTCTTTGGAGAGACTACTGCTTATGATTTGAGTGAAGCGTATAGACTCGGTAAAGTCATGGCTGTTATTTATAATGATAAGACTCATTTGCTGATGGATAAACAGGGAGAATATTATTACTTCTATAATATTACTTATTTCCCGAATACACATATTGCAAGCATGAGTGTTATAACCTTTGACGGAACTGAATGGACTCAGAGCGATTATGATTTTCCATCGGTTGCTTATTTAGAAGGTACTTATGCAACTAAAGAATACGTTGATAATGCTATTGAAAACATGCCACCGCAATTGACTATGCATGTTGATGGGCAAAGGCTGATTTTTGTTGAAGGATAATGGAGGTGAAATGAGTGGCTGATATTAAACAAATTAAACTTCCAAACAACCAAACATATAATATTGTTGACCAAGGTGCTAGAGATATGATTAGCAACTTAGATGGTCATACTGCCTTTTTAGGTGTTACTACTACTGTAATTGCTGAAGGTAGTACTACTAATCCTGTTGCCATTACTGGTAAAGGTAATGTTACCGCAGTTAGTGGTGATATTGTTGCTTATCAATCTGCTGAGTTTATTTGGAACGGCAGTGCTTGGCAAGAGTTTGGTGATTTAAGTGGACTTGGTGATTTGGCATTTAAGGATAGTGTTACTGGAAGTTTTACTCCTCAAGGTAGTGTAAGTAGACCTACTTTTACAGGCGATAGCATGAATAGTTCTGGATCATACAAACCAGAAGGAAGTGTGACTATTTCTAAAGCTGCTAGTGGCACTACAAATTATACTCCTGAAGGAAGTATTAGCGTAACTCCTACAGTTACATTAGAAACTGAAAGTATTACACCAATTGCTACTGTTGGTACATTACCTACTTGTACGCTTCCTGCATTTACTGCCAGTGTTGTTAATGAGGTACTTACTATTGGTTGGTCTGGTGGTAGTTTCAATCAAGGCAGTTTGCCTACCAAAGGAACTGCAGTGAATGTTGCTACTGGAGTTGAGTCTGCTACTGCTACTGGTACTTTCAGTGGTACTGCAGTTAGATTAGAAGGAAGTTTCTCTGGAACAAATAAAACTGTTTCTGTTTCTGGAACACCTACTGGTACTATTAGTACTCCTACTTTTACAGGAAGTCAAGGTACAGTTACATCTGAGTAATGGAGGTGAAATGAATGGCTGATATTTCTCAAATCACTCTCCCTGATGGGACTACTTATGATATTAAAGATCCAGTAGCAAGAGCAGCTGCAGGCGATGCAGGTGCAGGTAAGATTTTCTATGGTGTGTGTTCTACAGGTGCCAGTACGCAAACCAAGGTAGTAACGATTGAAGATTTTGAATTATTTACTGGTGCGTTGATTGCAGTTAAGTTTGACAATGTAAATACTGCAACTGCACCGAAATTAAATATTTCTGGAACTGGTGCAATTAATATGTATTCTGTTGGTACTACTGCAGTATTACCGAATGCATGGTCTGCCGGCGAAACATTACTGTTTGTTTATAACGGAACTAGTTATGTAGTTGCCGATGGTGGAATTGCAAGCACTAGTAATTATGGAGAAACAAAACTTAATTCTGCAGTTGATTCTACTTCAACTACAGAAGCCGCAACTCCTAGTGCAGTTAAACAGGCTTATGATTTGGCAAATAGTAAGCAGAATGCCTTAACATTTGATGCAGTTCCTACATCTGGATCTACTAACCCTGTTACTAGTGGTGGAATATATACAGAATTAGAAACGGTAAAAACATCTGTCAGTAATGGGAAGTCTGCTATCGCTAGTGCGATTACTGACAAAGGGGTTAGCACCAGCGGTAGTGATAGTTTTGCGACAATGGCGAGTAATATTGCATTGATTCAAACAGATTCTTTTGATATTACTAATTGGAAAGTTAGAAATGCTTCTCATAGTAACATTAATGCCAATTTAATGAAAGATCTTATATATAATCATGGTTATTATGTTTTTTTGCTTTACAATAATAATACTACTTATTTGTCATATTTCGACGAATCTGCTTTAGATAACAATACACTCACCTTCTCTTATGCTAGTTTTGGTACTAGTTCATATCCAAATAAATATAAAGCGCTTACTTGTAGTGACGGTATGGCTATTTATATGGGGTATGTTAGTTATACTACTGGTGTAAAATTTGTTGTGCCTAATTCGCGTACTAATTTACCAGTTAGTACTAATGTAAAAATTAGTTTTGCTGACATTGCTTATGGAGCTAGCACAATTGTGACGCATGAAAATCCTTCTAAATATATTTATTATTATAATGCTTCTTTGCATCCTGATGCCACTCCTGTTTTTACTTCTCTTAATGTTAGGTCTTCTGGTAACCTTTATGTTAATGAAGTTAAATATGTTAATGGAAGGTTTTTTATTATTTGTGAAGGTACTTCTTCAGGGGGCGGATTATCTTTTATGTATCTTTCTGATTATGGCACATCTTTTACTGCAAACAATCTTGGTACCGCTGAGACATGGACAGATGTTGCATATGGAAAGATGAGTAATGGTGATAATTGTTATATTATAATTTCAAGTGGGAGCAATTTATATGCGCATTCTAATTCTGGTGATAGCAATTGGTATACTAGTTCTTTACCTATTTCTCATAATTGGACTTATATAATATTTGCAAATGATGTATTTATAGCTTTTACAAATAATTCTACTTATGCGGCTTATTCAACTGATGGTGGAACTAATTGGATCTTGTTTACTATGCCTATATCTAATTGTCGTGGAGTTGCTTTTTCTGGTAACAGAATTGTTACTATTCATTCCACTTCATCAACTGTTACTAGTTTTGCATTCTTAGATTTAAATAGTTAATTTATATGGAGGTTACTTATGTTTATTATTTATCAAAAAATTACTGGCGATGTGTTTGGTATTTTTGAAAGTGTAGAACATGATGATGACGGTATATTGTGGGGGTTTGTAGGACAAGGAAAAAATGGGTATCATCCTAATTGTTTTCCTGAAGTTCATGAATTAACTAACGAGGAATTAAATAATTATGATTTTGATAAAGAATATGTTTATCGTAATGGTGAATTAATTGAAAAAGTTAATATAACCAGTGAAGATGATATTAATTTGATGTTAACCGATCAAGAGTATCGACTTCTTATGCTTGAACTTGATGTTTAAAGGAGGTGAAGTATATGTTATATAGAGTTCTTTTAAGACTTATTGAAAAAGGTTTAACTGAAGGTCTTGAAGAAAAGATTGATGTATTCTATGCTGCTGGAAAATTAACCGAAGCAGAATATAACGAGCTTATTTCTGTACTGGAGGTGTAAAAATGAAAACTAAAGACTTAATCACAAAGTATGGAGAAGTTCTTGCTAAAATCAGTTATGCAAATATCGAAGGCAACTGGCAGCCTGACATGGGCGTAGCTTTAGATATGTTAAAACATGAGTGCTATGCTAGACACGGGATGTTCGGCAGAACTCCTCAGTACAAAGGCGTACCTTCTGATTTCAACTGGTCTGAATTTGAAAAAGACATTGATTTAGAAAAGAGTAAACAGTACATCCGTGCTGAAGCCAATAAGATCGGGAAAACCAAAGTCCTTGTTAATGGTGTTATCAAGGAAGTAAACAGAGTTATGGTGAACAACGAAAACTATATCCGCCTTAGAGATATGGAAGATGTGTTAGGCATTTGTGATGTTGATTATGACGCTAAACGTAATCTTCCTATTGTAAGAAAATAGTGTTATAATATACTCCTCTCCACACCCATCTAGGGTATATGAAAATG